CAACAATATTGTTGGACTGGATTGTGTAATATGTGCTCGTGATAAAAACCCAAATATACCTAGAGATGTTATCAACATCAATATAACAACTGCTATGATGAAATAATATTTTATTATAACAGGGGAACTTTTCCAGTTGGTAAATGTCCAACTAGCACAAATGAGTTTGCCAATTTCTAGTGAGACACCCATCACGGCGATTGCAGTTGTTGCGCCTGCAAAAATTGCCATCAAACCCACGATGGAATAATATGCTGCTACTGTAGATATTGCTAATGCAGTCAGTAATGTGAGTAACCCGAAAAAAATATTACTCCCTTCAACCAAAAAAATCTTCTAACGATGATATATATTCTGTTTTCCACCCCACAGAATCCATCACGCTCGACATTGGTTCCAAAAACGCCTTCTGGAATTGTTTATCATAATCAATATAATCTTTCAACTCAAACTCTACTGGTAAATTATTAAGAATTGAAATCACTTCTGCCCCAACTGGATTTGGTTTTTTTAGATAAGCAAACTTCAATTTCTCTCCCTCTTTGATGGTAGGATACGAACTCAACAATTTTTTATCTTTCAATAATTTATTATACAATAATGCACCCTTAACGTGAACAGGCGACCCCTTGATATACAGTTGGGCCGCATCGAAATATTTACTCAAACCACGAACTGAACGTGGGAAAAATATATCCTCTGCTTCCAATGTTTTAAATTCTTCCCTGAAATCATCAATATACTTTATTGCATCATCTTCTGTGCCATTCATTATAATCTTGAAAATATGTTTCATCTTATCCTTGCAAGCAGCAGGAGTCGATGAACGAATGGCCTCAATGCCCATAATTTTAAGTTGTGGTTTTTCGTATCGCACACCTTCGGAATCATGCACATTCATAATATAACGTTTCTTTGCAGTCCAAAGTGCCCGGTCTGCAATATTCTCACGTTTCATCACCATCTTTTGATCATACGCATTCACATAATCTGCTAATGCTTGATATGATTTGTCTATAATATCTTCCATCTTTTCTGAGCATACCTTATCCAGAAAATCTACCACTTTACTTTTATCTTGTATATTCTCCCCAAATACCTGCTTCACCAAATCATCCATACGAATATAAACAGAATCAGTATCAACAGCCACAACATAATCTTTTTTTTCTTTTGGTTTCAATAGATTATTCAAATACTGATTGATTTCCTCTTCAATCCACCGAATAGAAAGTTGCCCCGATGTAGTAACTGCCTCTGCAAGCCTTTGGTCAAAGTAACGAAAATATTCATTGCCCATTGCACCAAAAGCTGAGTTCAAAGTAATCTTGAGGTTCAACTGCATATTGTGATATTTAGAAACTAAATTAGACAATTCCTGCTTCTTCTTGGGATCCTTTTCTTTAGTAAGTTTTTTCTTGGTTTCAATCATCAACTCTTTGAACTTTACACGATCACTATAAATGTTCTGCATCATTTCCGGAAGAAACCCCTGCTTCTTACGAGTATATAATGAACCATTTGGAGCCATAGTCAAATTCTTCTCTTTGAGAAATTCTGTATCAGTGCCTCGTTTAAGCATAGATTCCACCATTGAACCAGAGAAATATTTTTCCGAGTTATCTATAGAATGCATTCCAACCAGAGTTTCTGGGGAAATGTTATACTGCATGATCAAATGTGGGTAGAGCGAATTCAGGTCAAAATTTACAACCCAATCATGCATTCCTAATATTGGTTCTTTTACAAATGCTCCCTCAAAGTTAGCAGATTTGCTGGAATGTGTTTTAGGCGGAATTACAATATTCTTTCTCAGGAGATTATTATAAATCAATGTATCCCACATCCGAACTTGGCCGAATGTATTACTATAATTCACTTTACAAAGATATGCAAGTGAAACTACCATTTCGATCAGTTTCAATTTTTCTTCTAATCGTTCTACCAACTCCACATCTTTAATGTTATATTCAATGAATTTTTGATAATCATTTTTATAAAGCAAATGCAATGAACCTTGTTCGGAATAATCAAGTTTATGTTCCCCCAATTCCACAAATGCAATATGATCTAGACGATATGTTTCTTGATTGATATAAATGAATTTTCGATACATCGACAAATAATCAAGTGTGTCTATCCCGATTATATCATATGCTTGAAGTTCTTGGCCACCCATACCAAACAAAGTGCGTGCATTAATTTTTCTCCAAGGCGAAAGTAACCGATATGGATTTTTCTTTTCACTGAAGAGTCGTTTTGCACGATTGACCAGATAGGGAATATCAAACGTTTCTATATTCCAACCAGTAACAACATCAGGTGATTTTGCATCCCATAGTTGAAAAAACTTCTCTAATAGTGCCGTTTCAGTATCAAAACGAAAATAATAAACATCATCTCTCTCATTAACAAATTCATTTCTGCCAAAGACATATAATTCTTTACCAATTTTGAAAGTGATTGCTGTCACTTCTTCATTTGCAGTTTCGATATTGGGAAATCCATTCTCGGATCCGGTTTCAATATCCAAATAAGCAACCCGAATTTGTGAAAAATCATATCCAATATGCTCTTCGGGAAAATATTCTGCTATAAAAGAATACTCAAATTTATCATTACCGTAAATATTGAAATTATCAACGTCCTTGTACTTACGAATAAAATCACGGCATTCTCGAATTGTCCCCGGCTGAATTTCTCCAACTGGTTTCCCCTCAAGTGTCTGGAACTTGGTTTCTTCTTTGGTCGGGATGTATAAGGTAGGGTGATATTCTACACGTTCTTTGAATCGCTGGCCATCACTAGAAATGCCGCGGAATAAAATATTATCCCCCAGACAGTGTACATTTGTGTAAAAACTCATTATTATTTTTTATCAAATTGATAGATTTTAGCATAATCAACATTTAACTCATCTAACTTAGTATAACACATTAATATCTGTTTGTCAACCCAATTTGGGCTTGCATTGAATTGGCCGATAGTAAACAAAAATTGTAAATATATTAACCACAAGTGTTTCATATTCTACTCCTTGATGATCAAGTTAATAATCCGTTTTTATATTTTGTCTTTCCATTTACTCTCAATGCTGTTAATGTTTTAGCACGATTACTGCCATCCTTCTTATATGAACAATGAATCCAACCGCTATGCGGATCTGAACCGTCATAAAATTCCAGAATGAGTTGATCAAAATCTAAATTCTTAGCAATCCATGCTGCAAGTTCTGGATTAGAGATGCTAGAAGATTCAAAATCAGCAGCTTCTCCATTGCAATGCTGACTTGTTTTAGATCCACCTACTTTTGCATTCAATGTAGGAGAACGGTATCCGCTATTAATACGAAGTGGTCCGAATTCCTCTCTCACTGGTTGTAAGATAATATTGCAAAGATTTACTAAATTAATAGCGTGTTCAAGCGTTGGATGATTGGAAACATTTAGACGTTGTGCTGTTGAACTTTTTATCATTTCTAAATATGAAAAATTCTTAGTCAAATACATATTATTTTTTTCTTAACTTGGGCATAGCGCGTGAACCGAACCAAAAACTAATTACTGCTGCAAATAGAGCTTCGGTTTCTTCGTCCCATATAATGTTAATTGTTTGTGTTAAATCTCCACCCTGAGCCCAAGTGTGCCAAACCATTGTTACTTTTACACCTATAAAAGTAAGGAAAAATACATAAGTTATAAATGGTCTTACAAAGGCCCGAAGGGAATTGATAAAACCCCCCTGTGATCCCAATGATATATCATGCTGTAAAAGACGTTGTTGTTCTTCACGATCAGCCTTACGGTCTTCCATATCCGCTGTGGCTTTCAATACTCTAATGTCTAAATCAACTCCCTTTTCTTTCGCTTCCAACTGGAGTTTGAACATCTCCATTTGGCTTTTCTTTTCATCTTTTTCTTTGAATAGATCTAATATACTAGGAACAGTGGAACCAGCAAATCCTAATAAACTACCAAGTAATGTCAACATCAGTTATCCCCATTTTTTAATTAATAAAAAATAACCCCCATCAATACTACTCTTTGATGGGGGATGGAAAAGTGAATGATTACTTCGTATGTTCAATCACATTCGATGTTGATATCGGAATCATTCGTGGTTTCTTTTCTTCTGGAACCACCTTTTCCAACTTAATATTCAAAAGACCATTCTGAAATTCAGCTCCCTGAACAATCATATCATCAGAAAGGGTCCACTTACGGACAAACATCCGCTTAGCGATTCCCCTATGAACATAGGATGTTTCGTTAACATCCTTATCTTCTTTTGAACGAACAGTCAACGTCCCGTCTTCCACTTGTACCTCAATATCATTTTCCGAAAACCCTGCGAGGGCTACTTCGATGACATAATTATAATTATCTACCTTACGAATATTGTAAGGTGGATAACTGCCAGATGGTTGTGGGACATTAAACAAACGATCAAACATAGTATCAAACCCAACGGTAAGACCCATAAAACGTTCAAGATCGCCTGCGGTGAGCGCTGCGTGATGTGCTAGAGTTACCATAAATCCTCCTTATTTAAGCGAGGTTAAAAATAAACCCCGATCCATAGCACACGGCATCGGGGCGGTATAATGAGGCCATCACTATGATGCACCTCAGTCGCGCCATCCCTCTCCTTTCAGAAGATGATGGCAGCGATGTTTTAATACTATCCACCACAACTCTCCTAAAGAGTTTGCTGAATAGTTACCTGCATTTTTCACAAATAGCATATATTGTGTTTTCATAATTATTTATATCATTTTCCGGTCGAACCAAATCCGCCATCTCTGGCAGTTTTTCGTCCTGGCTGTTCGATAATTTCTCGCATATTAATGGGTTGCACTTTTACCAATTCTGCCTGACAAATACGCTCTCCATTGTTTACATATTTTGTGTCGCCACTAATGTTACATACCATCATATAAACCGGCTCTACATAATCAGAATCAATTATTCCAACATTGTTAGCAAGAGTAATTCCTTGTTTCAATGCTAGACTAGATCGTGGATACAATCGTAAGGAATGCCCCTCTGGAATATCAAAGATCAAACCAGTGGGAATCAATACACGTTCAGTGGGATTGACTTGCACTCTTTCTTTTTGTACCCTTCTCTCTTTTATTTCTTGACTATACTCTGATTGATTTAAATATACTTTAACTAATGAATCTTCTACCAAAAAAGAGTGTAGGTCGAAGCAAGCAGATCCCGTTGTAGCATGAATGGGGTCCTTTACATCCAACTCTAATTTATAATAAAACAAATCATTCATCATTGGAATCTCTTTTATTTCCTATATTATACTTAGGAGTAAGAGCCCATTCATCCTTTTCTTTGAACGATAATATTTTTAACTGGCTTAGTGGCACGGTTGGTTCTTCTGATTTATCTGGCTCAACTAATGTAATTAATTCCCATTCTGCAAGCAGATTAGCAATTGTATTACGCCTTGCTTTATCATTATCAGAAAAATTAGTCGCTTTGCCGTCTAAGGCAAACAGTTCTTTAAAATGTACTATGTAATAGTTTCCCTGCTTGTGCAGGATATGGCA